AAGAACTGACGCAGTTGGTAAAATCATATATGTGATTGACTAATACTTAGTCTTTACGACTACACTTGATGGAGGGGTTGTAATATACCCCTCTATCTAACTAAAAGGAAAAATTATGATAGATAATATAAAAACAAAATTTAAATGTTTATTAGATGATGCAAAACATTTTTGGATGTTTCATAGAAAACTTTCATTAGCTGTTATTGCAGGTTTAATAATTTTATGGATATTAATATAAGGAGATTATAATATGCCTGGATATGGAATGAAAAAGAAACCAATGAAACATGGTGGAAAAGTTCACAGAAATAAAAAAGGTCATGGTGGTGTAATGGTCATCAAGATTACAAAAGATAAAAAAAATAATAAAAAGAAATAGTTAAATGGGTATAATGTCTTCACCTGCTTGGACTCGTAAAGAAGGTAAGAATCCTAAAGGTGGTTTAAATGCTAAAGGTAGAGCTTCTTACAATAAAGGTAGAACTAAAACTGGTAAGAAAAGAAATTTAAAAGCACCAAGTAAAGTAGTAGGTAATAAAAGAAGAAAAAGTTTTTGTGCAAGAATGAAAGGAATGAAAAAGAAACTTACATCTGCAAAAACTGCAAGAGACCCTAATTCAAGAATTAATAAATCATTAAGAGCATGGAATTGTTAAATGGCTAAAACATACTTATCATTAGTAAATGACTTACTTGTAGAAATAAATGAACCTGAATTAACTTCAGTAGCTAGTGCAGTAGGTGTACAAAAACAAGTTAGTAAATGTGTAAACAGAGCATACTTTGATATTGTAGATGCTGTAGATAATTGGGCATGGTTAGCTACTAGCTCTCCTCAAAATGAATATTATGGAAATACATTTATAGAAACAGTTGCAGGTACTAGATGGTATCTTTTAAAAGCTGGTTCTTCAAGTGTAGATACAGATTATGATGCAATTGATTGGGATAGATTTACTGCAACAACAGAAGGTGTTAGTGGAAAATCTGCACCACATACAATTAATAAATTAGGTTTTGTTACTTTAGATGTATGGAGAAATACTTATGCAAGAAATGAAGAGTTAGATAAATCTAGTGGTTCACCTGCATATGGAGTACCATTAAGAGTTATTAGAAGTTCTGATGGTAGAAGATTTGGACTATCACCAATACCTGATGATGTATATAGAATTTATTTTAATGCTTACAATAGACCATCTGAATTAACAAATGATACAGATGAAGTTTTATTTCCTGAACAATACAAACCTGTATTATTAGCAAGAGCAAGATATTTTATTTATCAATTTAAAGATAATATTGCTCAATCACAATTAGCATTAGACGAATATAAAAAAGGTTTACAACAAATGTCTGACAAATTAAATTCACCACAACCTAAGTATATGTCAGATGTAAGATTTACTTATTTATTACCATAGGATAAAATTATATGCCAACACAAGGAGCTTCCATTACAGTACAAGGTGGATTAGATTTAGTATCTAGTTCTCATGCATTGTTTAGAACACCAGGTGCTGCAACTAAATTACAAAACTTTGAATCTTCTACAACTGGTGGATATAGAAGAATAAGTGGTTATGCAAAATTTGGTGGAGCTAGTGCAGCTATACCTACAGGTTCAGCATTAGATTCTATTGAAGGATTATTTCCTTATGCTAATGGTGTAATAGTTTGTCAAGCTGCAAATATATATTGGAGTACTACAGGTACAAGTTGGACTCAAATAAATAAAGATACTTATAAAACTAAAACAGGAACAGTTTCTGTAACAGCAGGAAGTGCTACAGTAACTGGAACTGGTACAGCTTTTACAACAGAGTTTGCTGTTAATGATAGAATACAAATTAATAATGTTAACTATAGAGTATTATCTATAACAAGTGATACAGTATTAACTTTAGATTTTAATGTAGTTACAAGTATAAGTGGACAAGCTGTTAAAAAAAGTGGTATGTCTTCTTCAGATTTATCTAGTGCAACAGTAGTGAGTAGAACAAATCAATCTAATGTTGAGTTTGTTAATTATTCATCTGAAGGTACTTATGGTACTATTTATATTACAGATGGTAATAATAAAATAGCTGAATTTCAAATAGAATTAGATGGTAGTTCTAATGTATTTCATTTTGAAACATTAGAAAGGTCAACACCTATTAATCCTAAAAGATGTACAATATTCTCTGAAAGATTAATAGTAGCTGGACAATCAGATTCAGATAGTACAGTTGCATATAGTACTAGATTAAAACCATATGATTTTACTGGTGCTTCTGCAGGTACAATAGATACTGGAGATGTAATTGTAGGTATAAAAGTATTTAGAAATAGTCTAGTCATATTCTGTAAAAATAGTATTTATGAGTTGACAAACCTAGATTCTACCCCTATACTTAAATCAGTAACCAAAAATATAGGTTGTGTAGATGGAAATACAATCCAAGAGATAGGTGGAGATTTAATATTCTTAGCACCTGATGGATTAAGAACTATTGCTGGTACAGCTAGAATTGGTGATGTTGAATTAAGTTCTATTAGTAGAAAAATATTACCATTAATAAATACTTTATTAGATAACATATCTAGCTATAACATTGATAGTATGGTTATTAGAGAAAGAAGTCAATACAGATTATTTTATTATCAATCTGGACAAGCAGCTTCTGGACAAAAAGGAATTATTGGAACTTTTAAATTTGATGCAAATGGTGTTCCTGCATTTGAATGGAGTGAAACATCAGGCATGGCAATTAAAAGATGTACTTCAGATTTAGATGTAAATAATAAAGAAGTACAATTTGGTTCTAATGAAACTGGATATGTATATCAATTAGATACTGGAAATAATTTTGATGGTTCTAATATAGATGCACAGTTTCAAACACCAGATATGGATTATGGTGATAATGGTTTAAGAAAAAGTTTGTATGCAGTTAAAGCAAACATTGAACCAGAAGGAACTAATAATAATTTAAAATTAAGAATAAGATATGATTTTGAATCTACTGAAGTTCCACAACCAGGAGATTTTACAGTAGGTAATTTAAGTAGTGCTGCAGTATTTGGTTCAAGTTCTGCAGTATTTGGTACTTCAGTATTTGGAGCAGTAGTACTACCAAGTAAACGAATGATTGTAACTGGTAGTGGTTTTTCAAATAACTTTAGATTTTTTACAGATGATACAGATGCATCATATTCAGTAAATGGAATGTTTGTATCATTTATAGCAGGAGGAAGAAGATAATATTATGGCAGGATATACTAGACAACGAACTATTGCAGATGGTAATACAATTGCAGCAGATTTATTTAATGGTGAATACAATGCATTAGTAAGTGCATTTCATGTAAACACAGGACACAAACATGATGGTACTGCAGCAGAAGGTCCAGTAATAGGATTAATTGGTGATGCAGGTTTAGCAACTCCATTAAATAAAATTGTAGTAGATACAACTAATGACCATTTAGAATTTTATGTAGATGTATCTGGAACTGCAACACAACAATTTAGAATTGAAGATGGTGCTATTGTACCTATAACAGATAATGATATAGATTTAGGTACATCAAGTTTAGAATTTAAAGATTTATATATTGATGGTGTAGCTTATGTAGATTCAATAGCTATGCCTACAACTACAGTTACAGATATATTAGATGAAGATAATATGTCCTCTGATAGTGCAACTGCATTATCAACTCAACAATCAATCAAAGCATATGTTGATGCACAAGTTGCAACAATTCCTGTAGGAGATATTACTTCAGTAGTTGCTGGTACTGGTATGACTGGTGGTGGAACATCAGGTGATGTAACATTAAATGTTATAGGTGGTACAGGTATTGATGCTAATGCAAATGATATTGCAATTGATGCTACAGTTGCAACATTAACAGATTCACAAACATTAACAAATAAAGTTATTGATGTAGATAATAATACATTATCAAATGTTGAAGTAGATAATTTAAAATCTGGAGTATTAGATACAGATTTAACTTCAGTTGCTTCAGGTGATACTACACTTGCTTCAGCAAAAGCTATTAAATCTTATGTAGATACTCAAGTTGCAACAATACCAACTGGAGATATAACAGCAGTTGTAGCAGGTACAGGTTTATCTGGAGGAGCAACTTCTGGTTCAGCAACTCTTGCTATAGATACTGCAACTACAGTTGATTTATCTACAGCACAAACTTTAACAAATAAAATTTTAACAAGCCCTACTTTAACAAGTCCAGTATTAAATACTTCTATTAGTGGTTCAGCATTTAAAGATGAAGATAATATGTCATCTGATTCTGCTACAGCAGTTGCTTCTCAACAATCTATTAAAGCTTATGTTGATGCTCAGGTAGCTACAGTTCCAACTGGTGATATTACTGAAGTTATAGCTGGTACAGGTTTATCAGGTGGTGGTACAACTGGTGCAGTAACTTTAAATGCAGAAGTTTCAGCATCAAGTACAAATACATTTACTAATAAAACTATAGATGCAGATGGTACTGGTAACTCAATTACTAATATTGAAGATGCTAATATTAAAGCTGCAGCAGCTATTGATGCTACTAAGATAGCAGATGGTAGTGTAACAAGTACAGAGTTTCAATATATTAATACTTTATCATCTAATGCTCAAACACAGTTAGATGCTAAAC